GAAAGGTAGATCGCCATGCGTTCTTCAAACGTCTTTCCTTCGAGTTTCACGATGAGTTCTTGATATTGTTTATTTGTGATGATGTGATATTTGTGCAGAGCCATGCCACATCCTTCCACCGGACAGGATGGATAGTAGCGTCGTGTGTTTCTATCACAACGTTTGTGACATGGTTCATCATTATCACTTAATCGGACATCAAGTTTATCAATTATATTTTTATTACATATTGAACATTTTGATAAAGGAATGAGATTGAGACGACATGCTTGATGAACGTGGTGACCACAACGGACATGGGCTTTGCAGACAAATGGAATATCTTCACCACAGATGCTACACATTCTAAATATCTTCCACGTCTTTCCTTTAACGCTTCATCACGTGACCACACACCCTGCAGGTGATGAATAAGGTCATAGGCTCGTCTGCAGATCTCGTCTGCTTCTCCACGTAGGTCGTCTTCATGGACTTGCACTTACCGCACTTGAACATACCGTCGTCGTACTCCTCGGGCTTCTTTTCGACCACCTCCTTCTTTGGTTCCTGATACCAAAGATCCCATATCTCCTTGGTGTCGAAGGTGTTTGGCTTGAGTTCACCCGACTTAATCCTGTCCAAAAACATGGACTTGTCGTTGTTGCGAATCGCGTAGATCAGTGATCGCATTCGACTTGCGTAGAGACGTTTGAACTCTGGATTTTTCCAGTTTGCTCGCGTCTCATTTTCCGTGATAACTGTGGCGTTTTTGAAAGGCTTTGGTACCTCAATCATGTAGTCGCCAAGGTTCGACGAAATGTGTTCCGATATTTTGACATGTTCGGTTTTGAGTTCATCGTCTGCATGCTTCTTGTCCAAAAATGATGCCCTCTCTGCACGCGTCCAACATTCATTGGAGTTTATGTAAATGTCCCGTTGTATCTGAACAAGTTTGGTCATCGTGTCCCTGCGAACGTGTGTGAGTTTCTCGCGTATCTTTTCCATCTTGCTAATACGACGCATATTCAGAAGGTGTAAAAGCCTCTTGAGAATGCGTTTCCTCTTGGTGATGTCAGGAAGGTCGAGGTATTCGTCTTCCTGGTTTATGAAGATCTTGGGCTTGAAGGAAGGCCGTCGAATGAAGTAGCGTTCCAGTTTTTGATTTATCATTGACATGCCCTTCATCTCATTTTCGATTTCTTCTATGTCTTTCTTGACTAGCACAAGAAGGCGTTTGAGTCGCGCCTGATCCAGAAGCCTCTTGCTTATATTTTTGATGGGTGGCACAAATGTTTCGCCAACCATCTGGTTCCTGATGGTCAAGAGACGTTCCTGCTTTTCCACAAGTGGTGTCTTGTGCCTGACCAGTCCACTTTCGGTGGTATCGAATATGTAGTTCTTCCTGGCGACATATTCCATCCACAACTTCGAGTTGAACTTTTGGATCTGGATGCGGGTTTCGTCCGCATTCCCTGGTTTCATTTGTCTGATGCACCAGTTCTTGGCACCCTTGCCGAGATGAATGGCCAACGCTCCCGCCTTGGTCTCACTCACCAAACCCGAAGATATGAGTGCGCTAGTCACGAGGGCGATGGACTTGTCTTCCATTTTGTTCCAATGCCCATTTTGGCATTGTTTTTCTCCCTGAATAATTATTTCAACTTTTTCACTTGTAGGGTTTGGGCGTTCCTAGTTCGCTTGACTTCATTGGGGTCCTGACCAGGCTTGGTGGCACCTCCTGACTTTTTGTATGTCTTCTGATGGAGATTCCAAAACTGAGATGAGCCGACCCTAAAGTTCGTGTGGATCTTGGCCTTGTACCAGAAGACACAGTCCTCAATTCGATTGGACTTGCTTGTGTTGTCCAAGACCAGAACCTCGTAGTTTTCCGTGCACGCAGTCATCACCTGGTTGAACATATCAAAATTGGGAAAGATTCCGAAGAAGGACTTGTACAACTTTTCGCGATTCTGGATGACGTTCTCGCGGGCGATGAACACGTAGTCCACGTTGGCGCGGAGGTCGGGACTCAGGTCCATGCAGTACTGCATCGTCAGCATGAAAAATATCTTCCAGTGGCGTCCGTTCATGAAACACTGGCGGATGCACGAGTCCTTGAGGAACTTTCGGTCGTACATGCAATCGTCCATGAGGATGAATGCACCGACGTCCCGTGAAGTCAACTCCGCCTTTCCCGGAGGAGGCTTGAGGTTCACCATCTTTCGCTGCCTGTCAATCACCCTCTCGATAATGTCCTTGTCATATTCCCCGTAGATGAACAGATCTGGAATGAACTGCTGATACCAGTGATTTCCCTCTTCGGTCGCAGACATAACTACGCCCGCCGGGAGATGCTTTTTGTGATATAGGATATCTGTCACCAACGTCGATTTTCCAGTCCCTCGCTTTCCAATGAACACGCAGACCTTGTCGTCACCCATTGAAGCGGGATTGAATTTTTTGAGCTGAACATTCATATCTATTAGTTGCATGTATTTTTTGAAATCTTTTTTTAACACATCATATTAGAATGCGGCTTGCCGTCACAGGATACCAAGATACTTTTCTAACCGGAGATCCACAAAAAAGTTTCTATCAAAAAGTTTTTACAAAACGTGCTGGGTACACGACCGAGAACCTACGCCTGGCATTTGACTCGGATATTCGTTTTGGAGGAACATCGCGATGTACTATAGATAATGATACATGTGATATCATCACCAGTTTCGTTCTAAACTTCACATTCCAAGAATCACAAACAGTTCTACAGGATGCGGGGCATGCTTTTGTAGAAAGAGCCGACCTGTTAGTTGGTGGACAGACTATTGTGAGTTTGACGGGTGAATACATGGCTGTAATATCGGATCTTACGGACACACAGCGCACGCGAAATAGCAATGACGCCATCCTTAAACGTAATGCGACTCCTACAAGTTATGGAACAACGTCCATCACAAGACAATTCCTAGTAGAACTGCCATTCTTTGGAAAGGGATTCGCAAATGCATTCCCGTTGTTGGCCCTGAATAGACACACTATCGAGGTACGTATAACACTGAGAACACAGTCAGAACTAGATAATGTTCCACTCCCAGATGTCGTATTAGACTTGCAGGCTATATATCTAAATGAAGAGCACAGGCAGTTCTTCCTTGGCAAACAACTGGATTATGTTATAAAACAAACACAACTCGCCAGAGTCACTTTGGGCGATCTCAATCAAATCCGTTTCAAAACACCATTCGAAAATCCCATCCAAGAGTTCATCCTGGTCGTACAGAATGATTCTGGAACCAAAGGTGTTTTTGATTACAGTTCGGCGGTTAATCCCTCGGTCTATGCGAGTTATTCCAATGACCAGGTTACACGATGGCGGTTGTTCTTGAACGGACAAGTCTATTTCGATCTAGATCAAATGACCATGAGAGCCATTCAACCTTATGAGTACCACGTTCAAACACCAAGCTACAAGGTGAACATATTCAACGTTGGCACTGACACGAGTCCATTCCCTTCTGGGACCGTAAACATGAGTCGCATTTCAAGCCAGATTTTTGAACTAACTCTGGTAAATAATAGCATATCGCGTAAAGCAAGACTCTACGCGGTAAACTTTAATGTCTTCCGCTGCCAGGGCGGACTTGGTGGTACTATATTTGTTTAATCAAGCCTGATCTCGCGACGCTTCTTGTCGGACGTTCGCATCTTGAAGAACAATCGAAGAACTCCATCGATGTAACTCGCCTTGTAACCCTCATCCGATACATCCACGTAACTGGGCAAATCGAATGAGGCACTTCGGTTCTCTCCGTAAGCCACCGTCACCTCGTGATCGTCCGAAGAAATCGTAATGTGAATGTTATCCTTCCCCACACCAGGAAGATGCATCTCAATCTCGAACCCATCATCTGTGGTGTGTGTGCGCTTGTATAGATATCTGTCAGCTATTTTAGTATTGAACTGCTTCTCCAGATTAGGAAGCTCGTTCAGAACCTTGGACGTCGTGTCCAGAAGGTCATAAAGATCGCCGTGCCGAAGAAAAGGTAAAAAAGCCATTGTACTTTATCTTGGAAGCTTTTCTTTAATTATCTTCCATTCCTCCCAGTCGGGTGATCTTGTGTCGGCGACACAGACCTCTGCGATCAAACGGGTCGGTGTTGGATACACAGGAAACACCTTGTCATAAGGATAGAACGAATACACGTGACTCATATGGGGCGCGTGTTGAATCGGGAGATCTTCGACAGTGCACTCCCAGCCAACAGCATTAAGAGGATCGAACTTGTACTGCTTTCCAATAAGACCGTACGGTTTGAAATCAACTACGTCATAAAGCTGTCCAAGATTGACAGGATCTGGGATGTCTTCGTGATTGGTCGATATGGTGATGTGAGGGATGTGCCTAAACTTATAGACCTTGGTCAGAAGACGACGATTCAGTGGCACAAGCCAGACAGAATATCCGTACATTACTATATATGCAGGATCTTTCTTTAAGCCAGAAGGTGAAGGTGGCACTCGCAGTTGCGCCCACCGTCCTGATGTTTGGACCTATTCCCATCATCCTGGTTTCAGGAGGATCCATCATGCGTCAAATAGTTAAACATAAAGTTCCAAGATAACAGTGTGAGTTCAAGCCCAGGTAGCTCGTTCTAGATGGATTTCCTGGGTAATTCACATTGTTCTCCGGTAGCTCATTAGGTAGAGCGTGAGACTGTTAATCTCAAGGTGATGGGATCGAAACCCATTCGGAGAGAGCACTACTTTTTTGTGAAGAATCACTTTTCAACAAAGTACCTTCGGGCCATATAGAAGCTGACGGCCACGATCAGGCCACTTACGGCCAGTCCCGCCATGCTGCGAGATCCATCCTTGGACATAAAGTTGGGGATGTACACGGCCAACTTCGCCTGAACGTCGGGATAGAAGATCAGGGCAACCAGGGCAGCCACAATCAGGGCCTCATACTGCTCCTTGGTCAGGCCGAGAGGAAACTTCTTCTCCTCGACCACAACGGGAGTTGAAGTTTCGGGCGAAGGTGGCTTCTGCTGCATCTGTTGTGCGGGCTGGGCCATGAGCATCTCATGAGGAGCCACCGAAGCCTGAGGAGGAATAATGGAGTGCATGTCTGCTGACATATGGTTATTCATGGGTTCGTCGTACTCGAGATCCGAAATAGGAGTTGAAAATGCCATACTATTAAGCATAGGTTTTCCTTGATGTTTATCATCATTATTTTTTCGGTCTATCACGGACCTTTGGGCATCGTATCCTGTGTCCCTTTCTTTAGAATTTCCAGGCTTCGGCACAGATAGTCCTGTACCAGCACCATTGTCAGGAACACTTGGGTTGTAGGTCAGAGGTGTGCCACCACCTCCGCCAGCATTCAAATCATACATTTCCATTTCTATTAATGAAAAACAATCATTTGAGACGACACTGACGCATC